CTTTTGTTGATCTTCGATCAAAAGCTCATAGGCTTTAATCTTCAATGCGTCATCCATGATGGGACTCCTGCGCGGGTAATTGAGGTATCGATTGGGACTCGCCAGCGGGTAGCGTCACAATCCAGGTTCTAAAGGACTGCTGCTTAGCCATTGTCTCTGGGCATTCCGTGCTTGGCGGTTTCCATCCTGCCCGTCTCCAAACGGTTTCGACTGGAATACACCAGTCTTGCGGATGAATCTGACAAGCCATCAGATCGAGCCATAGGGGCGGTTTAGTGTGTTCCATGTAGATAGGCTCCAGTCAGGTGTTAAAAACGCCCCAAAAGCCCTCTAAAGGGCTTCTAGGGGCATGTTTAGATGTTAAAGAAGATCGCGCAAGCCAAGGCAATGCCGAAAGTGGCAGCAATGATCCAGTCGATTAGGCTTTGCATGGTGTTTTCTCACTGTGGATGATTGAGACGTATTCCTGCCATTCTTCATTGGTCATTTCATGGTCACCCACGATAAATGCTTCAGTGGCGCCGTTTGGCTCGCCGTTGGATAAGTAAGGCCGATGCGAAACAATCCGGCCCGTAGACAATTCAATATCTTTTCTCATGATGTTTACCCCTTAGCAAAGATGCGCAACGCCTAAGCGTTTAGCGTTTTCATAGGCTTGCCTTGTTTTTTCTTCGATGAGCCTTTGGCCGTGAGCGTTTGCGAAAACGCTTCCAAGGTATCTATCTTCCTGCCTTAAACAATGCTCATATTGTTGAACCGCTGCCTTTTGATCCTTGGTTAGCCTTTGCTTTTTAACTTCCATGATGTTTTTCTCCAATGGTTGATGATGCTTGGTGCATCCCATAAGCCACTGTCGCCAATGGCTTATAAGTTGCATCATGCTGCCAATGGCATTTGCTCTTCTGCAACTTTGGTATCAATCAAGTAATCCATTGCAGCCTGAGCCTTGCTAGCTGCTTTAATGATTGCGTTTTTGTCTTGCTTTAAGACTTTGAGCCATGATTCGATATAACTGGCATGCTGTAGCTGCCCGTCGATGCCAGTTTTCATGCAAAGCATGGCTGCGCCTAATTCAGCAATCAATTCTTCGAAAGCATACGCTTCCGAACCGAACCTATTAGCTAGCTTGCGATCTAGCCTAGATTGATGGCCGGTTGCGTGCACTGCCTCATGCAATAGCGTAGCGTGATAGTCAGCTAGCGATCTAAAGCTACTTAAAGCAGGCATACCGATAAGATCGCGTGTAGCTTGATAGTAGGCGGCACTGGCAACTTGCACGCCTTCGGCTAGCTTTAAACGATCAACGACACTTTGAACCCTGCTATCGATTGAACCTTCGAGTGTGCCTGCTTGCTTGCTGAATGTTGCGCCTTCTACATCGTCAGCATTGAACACAAAATAATGCTTGAGCAATGGCAGAGTAGCTTCTACATCATTGCCTGCAGCATCTTTGCGAGTAACACTTAAAGGCTTCCAGAACACGATTGGAACACCCTTAGAACCTTTTTTAACGCTTAGACCGGCATCGCTAGCTTGCTTGAACGTCAGCCAAGCATTTGATCGACCGCAACCAAACATGCCGAGCCATAGCTGATTGACTCCGCGGTATACAGTGCCTGAAATAGGGTTATAGGCTTCCACTGATTCATGCCAGGGCTTCACCCAGGGCGCAGTGCCTTGCTCTAGTTCAGCAATGATGCGGTCGGTGATTGTTTGTGCTATATCCATGATTAGACTCTCCATATAAGTTATGTATGAGAATCATCACATATATCTAAAGCATGTAACCCCTACTTAAGTCTAGTACGCTAGAACGACATAACAGACACCGAGCACATGTAATTACGTCACAACGTATTACGCTTATATATATAAAGTGTGTATTGTGTATTTGTGTATAGATACTTATATGGGCCTATGCTCGAATGAGCATGGGTTTACATTGATGTAATTATCTAACCGCCAACTCTTGATCGATTTTATCGATAAGGGCCAGGGCCACACAAGGGCGCAGGAGCGTACCTTTCCCTGTCATGACTTGCATGAGTAGGCATGTGCTCGAGGTCGATTGGGCATGTCATGGCCAGACGCAACCCACACAGATCGCTCGTTGTGGCGACATCGAATGGGACGGGGCCTCCGGTTTTTAGTGCACCATAACCATCCCCGCCCCAAGAAAAAACAGCTTTTACGATATGATGAGTACATCGACAATATGGAGATGTACGGTTATGGTGACGTTAGAAAAGAATATAGACATACCTGAGAAGCAAAAGATAGCTAAATACCCATACGATGTATTAGAGCTAGGAGATAGTTTCTATGTACAAGATGGAGAGTTAGGTAGGTTATGTAATGCTAACTATCGGGAATGGAGAAAGAGCGGAAAGAAGTTTACGGCGAGGAAGGTAGATGGTGGTGTAAGGGTATGGCGGGTTGAATGAGTCATGCGATGCAGGTAGCTTGGATTAAGCGGTATACGGAAGGGGATAAGACGTATCCATACCAAGCGATGAAGTGGTATGCCGAAGAGAGGGAGAAAAGACCTTTGACGGCTGATGAAGAGAAAACGGTATTGTGGTTAAAGGAGAATTATGGACTGGAAGCCCTTTGGAAATTACGCCAATAACTTTTGAAGAGGCTAATGCTTTTGTAAGCCTTCATCATCGACATCACAAGCCCATGCAGGGATGCAAGTTTTGTGTAGCAGTGAGTCATGATGAAAAGATTGTTGGTGTTGCTATTGTTGGAAGACCGGTTGCTAGGTTGCTTGATAACGGATGGACTTTAGAAGTCAATCGTTGCTGTACTGATGGAACTAAAAACGCTTGCTCTATGCTGTATTCAGCGTCTTGGAGAGCGGCAAAAGCACTTGGTTATAAAAGGCTGATTACTTACACGCTACCAGAAGAAGGTGGTGCTTCATTAAAAGCATCTAACTGGAGATGTATAGGTCTTAAAGGTGGCGGTAATTGGAATGTAAGGTCTAGACCAAGAATTGATACTGATGAAGCCTTAAGAGGGCAAAAACTACTTTGGGAGGCTATATGACACCCTCTTGCGAAACGTGTCGATGGAGTCAGGCGATTGGACTCAAAGAAAAGGAAGGTGATAAGGAGGAGATTCTGATTTGCATAAGAGATGGCTTATTGGCTGAGAAGCCTTGCATGAAGTATGAATATGAACCAGGTACGCAATGAACTTTGATTTACAGCACTTCTACAGGTTTTGTAGGGAATTGAAGGTAGAGACAAAGGAGCTTGGCATACAGCGCCTTGGACAGCGTTTATTGGGCAGCCAGACCTATGTGATGGAAGAGATTGCTAAAGGCTTAAATCAAGGTACGCACTTCTTTGTGATTCTGAAGGGTAGGCAGTTAGGGATTACGACCATATCGCTTGCTTTAGACCTTTACTGGCATTTTAAGAACCCTGGGTTTCAAGGGACGTTAACAACGGATACCGAAGAGAATAGAGATCAGTTTAGAACCACGTTAGCGATGTACATGGATGGCTTGCCGCCGGAGTTCAAGATTCCGCTCATGACGCATAACAGGAATCAGATGGTGTTAAAGAACCGATCAAGGCTCTTTTATCAGGTGGCTGGGTTGCGAGCAAAGGGTTCGTTAGGGCGTGGCAAGGGAATTACTTACCTGCATGGCACAGAGACATCGAGTTGGGGTGATGAGGAGGGATTAGCTTCCTTGCTAGCTTCCTTGGCTGAGAAGAACCCGAATAGGCTTTATCTCTTTGAAAGCACGGCCCGTGGGTTCAATATGTGGCATGACATGTGGCAAGTGGCTAAGAAGGCTAGAACCCAGAAGGCTATCTTTTGTGGCTGGTGGCGAAATGAGCTTTATGCGGCTGACCCAAAGTCGGATGTGTATAGGGTGTACTGGGATGGGAAGTTAAGCCCAGAAGAAAAGGAATGGACAAGAGAGATTAAAAAGCTCTACCAGGTGGAGATCAATACAAGACAGATTGCTTGGTGGCGCTGGAAGCTCAATGAAGGCTTAAAAGATGAAGCGCTGATGTATCAAGAGTTTCCTCCAACGGAGGATTACGCCTTCATCATGACAGGTAGTAGTTTCTTTAGTCATACACGATGTACCGATCAAGCCAAGGTGGCTAAGAAGCTATTGCCTAGGTATTACCGATTTTCAATGGGTCAGTATTTTGAAGATACGGAGTTGATACAAAGTACGGAGCGGATGGCAACCTTAACGCTTTGGGAGGAGCCGATTGATAACGCCTACTATGTTATTGGAGCAGACCCAGCGTATGGAAGCTCTGACTGGGCAGATCGATTCTGCATTCAAATCTATCGAGCGTATGCGGATGGACTTGATCAGGTTGCAGAGTTCGCTACCTCAGAGATCAATACCTACCAGTTTGCATGGATCATTTGCTATCTTGCTGGAGCCTACAAGAACTCAACCTTGAACTTGGAAGTCAATGGCCCTGGTCAGGCTGTGATCAATGAGATGCGTAACCTGAGGCGACAGGCGCAGACGATGGAGCCGAAAAAGGCAAGACGCTTAGACGATGTTTTATCGCACATGCAGCATTACCTGTGGAGACGCAATGACTCATTAGGTGGTGTGTCTAATTCGCTGGGTTACTTGACCACGCATTCTTCTAAAGAACGGATGCTCAATTACTTTAAGGATTACTTTGAGCGCGGCATGATGAATGTCTACTCCATGGACTTGTTAGAAGAAATGAAGTCTGTGGTGCGCGACCAAGGCTCCATTGCCGCCTATGGGCGCAATAAGGATGATCGGGTGATTGCTACAGCCCTTGCTTGCGTGGCTTATGCTGAGCAGCTCATGCCAAGGTTGATGCAAATGCGTATGACCAGGGCAAGGAAAGAAGAAGCGATAACACCTGTCCAAGAACCGATCATGGATCGGCAGATCAACAACTACTTGAAAGCACTCGGTGTCGGGCCTCAGTAAAGAAGCCATGATGGAAGTCATGGAGAAGTTCTTTGCCGATAAAAAGCGCGGCATTTCCATTCGTCTTTTTGCTGAGCTTTGTGGCTTAACAGAAGATCATCTAAGAGATGTGTTCCAGCGCAAGACCTATCCGTTGACTGAGTTTGTGCAACGCCGTGTCAATCGTGCTTATGAGCAATGGACAAATGGCGATGTGGCTGTCATGCGATTCAGGCGCGATGTGTATTTAGAGTTTCGCAAGAAACCTAAGCAAGCCATGGTGCGTCGTAACTTGATTGAGTTTGATGGCAACCAGTTCAAATTAAATATTGGCGTAAAGCCTAAGTCTGATGATTACCACCGCGATAACCTAGATACCCAGATAAGGAGAAAACATGGCCGTTTATCATGATTACAAATGCCCTGCACATGGCTTTTTTGAAAGCAATAAGCCTGAATGCCCTCATGGCTGCACAGCGGATGTGCAAATGGTGTTCTTGCAACCCGTTGGTATGAAGTCCGATAAGACCAAACACGCTGATAGCACGCTTCGTGAATTAGCCAATGATTACGGCATGTCAGACATTAAGTCGGCTAGAGAAGGTGATCATCAGAATCATGCGTTATTGCAGAACAAAATTGCAGCACAGCCGCAAAATCCTTTTGGTGTGCAATGGGGTAACCCGTCACAAATAGGCAACTACAATCTCAATTCCATTAAAGGTGAAACTGTGGGAGGCTTGTCAGCAGTTAAGGAAAATGGTATAGCATTGCGCAAGCCGCAACCCTCGGTGGTCATACGCGACCATGAAAACTTGAAGCTAGCGACATGAGAATCCCTGACGATCCTGTACAACGTGAGTATTTCTACAACGACCTGGTTGATAAATGCTCCGTTAGCATCCAGGAACGCACAGGCACTTACGATTCGTTAAGGTCTTACTATCTCTTTGGTTCGGGGCTTGATGCCCCACTGGCTTACTACAACAAGATTTACCCGCACATCGATCAGTTATCGAGTTTTCTTTACTCGGCAGAAACCACCCGTTTTACAGTCGCCCTTGGCGCTTCCGTCAATGCGCACGAGCAAACCAAGATTCCTGCGCTTACCGGCGCATTAAACGATGACTGGTTGAACTCCAATGCTGATCAGGTGTTTGCGCAAGCGCTGAACTGGGCGCTTTGCTACAACTCCACCTTTATTAAGCTCATTCAGAAGAATGGCTTGCACCCCTACATGGTTGATCCACGCTGTATTGGTGTGTATCGAGAAGATACGCCTTACACAGATCGCCAAGAAGCGTTGATTCAGATTTACTACATCACGCGCTCTGAGTTATATGCAAGGCTTTATTCACACCCCAACCGTGATGCACTGCTTGCTCGCTTGCAGTTAGGGCAAAGCCAGCAAAATCAAGTGCCTGATGGTATCCAGCGTCTGATCTTGTCGGCCACTGACCCCACGATGTACGGTAATGTGAACCTCAATATTGCTGGTATGCAGCAGTACAAGGCACGGGTGGCTGAAGATACGATCAAGATGACGGAATTATGGGTGTGGAATGATGACACGGATGACTACCAGTGCGTCACGATTGCCGACCCAAATGTCATCATCTATGACAGGCCAGGTGAGAGTATGTTCTTAAAGGGTGAGTTGCCCTTTATTCAGCTCTGCCCAACCCCGCAATATGACTACTATTGGGGTATTTCCGAGGTTGCAAGGCTTGTTCTCTTGCAAGACATGCGAAATAAACGCATGACAGAGATTCTTGACCTGCTGTCTAAGCAAGTTACGCCACCGACAGCCTTGATTGGCTTTACAGGCTTGCTCGATGAGAAGAACTTTGCGCTTAATCGCGTGGGTGGTTTGCTGTCTACGGATATGCCTAATGCCAAAGTAGAGCAATTAGCACCGTCGATAC